CATTACAAAATCCCCAATTCTTTAATAATTTTGAAATGGTCATCAAGCCAAGCCCTAGTTTCGGGACTAGCCTTATCGGTCTCTGGAATTGTATTCAAAATAGTGTCTATGATTTCTATCTCTGCTACAACTTGTTCTTTTTCTTTGTCGTTCATTTTTTCCCTTTTCTTTCTGGCAGTCTTTCTGCCTGTAACTATTCAATCAGGTTAGGCAGTATTGCCCAACCTATTTTGATAACGAATTGGTAACGGTTATTTTGGCTTTCTGGTCTAAAATCTGTCGCCAATCTCTAGGGGCAAAACGGTCAAGAGCGAACGCCTTACGCATTTTTAGAGTGTCTTTGTAATCGTCTAGCCATTCCAAATACTCTTTAAGTAGTTGCCCTTTGAATTTGTACGAGACAGTTAGGGTAATTGTTATTTTCTCCATTTTGTTTTTCTTTCTGGTAAAGGGTGAACCCCGCAACCCGTAAAGACTACGGGGCTTCCCGATTAGGTTAGCGCTCTAGTGGCGGGTGAATGGCTGGCTTGAAATACTTGTTCCAAGTGTAATCAACGAAATCAAACGCATCTTCTAAGGTTGCGTATCTGGTATTCTGCGAAGCCACTTTATAACCTGTTGCGGTTTCGTAAATGTTGTATTTACGGTAAGTAGTTACTAGTTCTTGCTTTTTCATTTTTTCCCTTTTCTATCAAGTTCCCTTAACCTGATAAACCCAGTCTAACATTTTCGACACGGTTAGTCAAGTGTTTTAGATAACGAAACGGTAACGGTTTAAGCGGCTTGAACCCAACTTAGCAACCTTTCGGCTTCCCTATCACAAGCCCAATCAACACCGCCCTGCTCTTCTATCAACTCGTAAGCCGTGTTATACCAGCCGTTAAACTCATCAGGGTCTACTTCCCTTGACCCGTCATCAGTCCAAAAAATTACCATAAGTTCACGGGCTTTACCCCGTTGCCGAAAAGTAATCGGCGCAAACTCTATCAACCAAACAAATTCCTGAACTTCATACAAAAATTCTTTAGTAGCACTCATTCTTTCACTTCCTTAGTTTCCCAAACCGTATCAGAATTGACACAAGATGTTTCAGGGTCATAATCCCCAGAACAAACTTGTTCAAGCGCTAATTCTCCCGCTTTTTCTTCACTTTCGGCAGTTACCCTAACTTTATAAGTGTGTGTAACTTCACTCAATACTTCTACATCATACTTTTTCATTTTCCCTTTTCCTTTACTTAGTTACTCGTTTAAAACTTTCCGCCAAAATAGCGAACAGAGCCCCGAACACAACAAAACCTACCGCCCCAACAATAACAACAAGCGGGAACAAAACGGCTTTAGTAATCTGCCACGCCGTAAGCCATTTTGCTTTCAACGCTTCACGCTTCAAAGCAATTAGCCTTTGTTCAATCTCTAGGCGTTTTGCTTCCAAATCTTCGGGGGTCAAGTCATAACTTTTAGTAGTCATTATTTACGCCCCAAAACTTCTTGGTTTCCTGAATACAAAAAGTTTTTAGCAACTTCGTAAGTCATTGACATAACTTCGTATTTGACTTCATCTTCACACCCGAAAAATTGAAAGTCAATCATTTTCACTAAAGTGTGTGCGTTTATGTCTGTTAAGTGTTCGGTAACCATTTTGACTGCTTCGTGTAGTTGCGTAGTTGCTTCACAAGGGGCGCAAAATTCTTGTTCCCCTTCACACTTAGCACAAAATGGCGTGCAATCAAAACTGCCCTTATGTTCAGGGCAAACCGTTTTCTCGTGGTTGCAATCATTTTGTAATTTACCGCAAACTTCACAAAGCGGTATACCTGATGTTATGTCAATATCGTCTTGTAATTCCCAAAAAATCGGGGCTTCACAACATTTAGAAACATTACTCATTATTTCCCTTTTACTTTCTCTAGTTGTACATCTACATAACCTAACTTTAGGTAGTAGTTTCCTAATTTGTAGGCTTCCTTTTTTGTTAAATAAACTTGGTTGATTTCTACCCCGCCTATCCAAACACTAAACATTTTCGCCATTATCTTCCTTGATTAAGTAAAAATCTTCTTTACTTTCTTTCGTAAATAATTCTTCAAATTGTTTTTCTGTATCGGCATAATAAAAAACTTGTTCATCAAAACTAGGATTATTTTTTAGTTCTTCAGGGGCTTGACCAATACAAATTAAAGCACGCCCATAAGTGTCGGGGGTATCGTAAAATCTGTATTCGCAATCTTGTAAACGATAACTAGCCATTAGTTTACTGCCCCAAAAAGTTTTGCTTCTTTCTTAGTAACCCAAGACAAAGCCGTATAAACATCAACCGTCTTACCGTCTACGGCGTTGCGTAGCCCAAAAAGGTTAGTTGTTTCTGGCGTAGTGTATCCGTAAATCTGTAACGCCTGAATAGCCGAATACTGGTATTGGCTTTCATAACCGTATTGGAACGGCAATCTAATCATTTCTACGCCGTCTATATGTATACGGGCAGAAAAATAACTGTTACCGCCTGTTTTATCAAAGTAGGCTTTCGCTTCAACAAAGATAGAGCGGTTTATTTCGTAACTCATTTTTTCCCTTTTCTGTTTGCTGGCTTTTCCCTTGCCAGATAAATTGACTTTATCGCCTGTAAGCAACTTGTCAAGACTATTTTTTATTTCGTTACCAATTTGTTATTTATCGTAATCATCGCAATCGTGTTCCAATTCGCAAGCACATTCCCAATACCCGCAAACAAAAGAGCATTTAGAACAGGTAGCGGTATACCCGCCAAAGGTTTTGTAACTTGCCGTTACAGTTTCGGGTATTGGTTGATTACATTCTTCTAAATTATAAGAGCGTTCCATTTTTTCCTATCTTTCCCCGCTTCCCTAGCGGTTATAGAGACACTAACACGCCAGACACGCAACAAAACAAGCGTTTTAGGTTATCGTTACCAATTCGTTATAAACGAACAAATGTTCGGATAGGCTTTTGACCCCAAATTGCGCCCCAGATTTTTCAACCAGATTTTCTGACCAGATTTTGACCAGAATTTGTGTGTGAGAAGACCAAACTTTTCAACCAGATTTTGACCAGAATGTGCAACCAGATTTTGACCAGATTTTGACCAGATTATTCTTCCGCAGGTTTATTGCCACGTTTACGATTACAAGAAGCGTGAGCTGGTCGCAACTCAGCAACATCCCCATTTTCAGCAGGCACAACATGGTCAGCTTGCCACGGGTCATTGTAACGAGCTGTTTCGCCACAAATCCAACACACTAAAGCACTCTCTCTAACTGCTTTAGCGTTCTTACGATACTGACCAGAATATTGACCAGAATCCTTTTTTACTGCAGCCCGTTTCATTTCGTGCAACTGTGTGACCAGATTTTGGTGATAGGCGCATCTGTTAGCCCCCCGCACAAGCCCCCCACAATCAAGGCAAGGTTTTAGAAATCTCGAAGCCATTTCAGCGTATCCCCCCAGTTTTTTACTGTGTAACACAAAACCCCTGCTTTACGAACAGGCAAATCGTTACCGCCAGGGCCAAACTGGTCACCAAAATAGATAATCTCATCCAACTTAAACCCAGACTTACCTAAAACTTGTATCGCATACCCTTTGTCATAACCTTCAAGACTTACATCAATGCTGGTAAGCCCACCGATACGCACATCGAAACCAACCAGATTTAGTTCGCTAATAATTTGTTTGCGTTTACTGCCGTCAGGGTCAAAACCAGATTTTACATCTACTGCAGCTAGTTGCCCCATAGCAGACCAAGTGAGCTGTGACCCACGATACTCAAAAGCGTTGCCGTGTGTGACTTCTTGCCAGAATCCTAGTTTGCGAGCAACAGATTCTATTTCTGACTGGATTTTCCAACGGTCATCATCTTTTATGGTGTGTTCGTAAATGCGTTCTAAACCGTTTACACCGTAAATGTCGTAGGTTGCGCCTGAGCAGCTAAAGATTTCTAAACCGACAGGGTTATCAAGTTTGTCTATAACTTGTGTTTGCACTTGCTCCAATTTTGCGCCAGTAACAATAGCGACAGTGTAAGTGTCAAGTAAGGTGTTTAGTTTTTTAGCAATCTTGTCAGGGATAGGTTGCTTAGATTCGGCTAGTGTGCCATCTAAGTCGAACGCTAAAACTTTAACTGCGTCCATAATCGTCCTCAATCCGAACAATGTCCTTCTCATCATACGAACCAGAAATAAGCTCAACAACTTCAACAGGGTGACCCGCATTATTAATTAGGCGATGCTCAACCCCGACACCAACCAGATATTTGTGATACGGCAACATTTCAACCAAATCATCACCAATTTGTGCCTGCAAACCTGCATCCAAAGGAAACCAAGTCTCAGAGCGTTTACGATGTGTTTGCAACGACAAACGTTCACCAGGGTTTACACACAAAATTTTGACAGCACCACTAGCAGACTCAGATAACACCTGATACCAACCCCACGGCCTAGTAACAAAACTACGCATCCTTACCCCAACCAATGCCCATAAAAGTTACAGCACCAACGCCAAACACACGAACCATAGGCTCATGGCACTCTTTACATTCAGGAGTTTTTTCTTTTTCATCCATGCTGCGGATAACAAGCTCTTTGCTATCACAGTGCTGATATTCGTAGACTGGCACTTTAATCCTTCTTATAGTTTTCCAAAATCCAACTAGAACTGTTCTTCTTATCGTCTCCACCCACACCAAAAACAAACTGTAGACGTTCTGACTCTATATCCATCTCAGGAATGTTGTCAAGTTTTCTATCCCCACCATTAGCAAAAATTATGTCTGCTGTCGGGTAGTTTTCTAACACTTTGCGGATAGCGTCACGAGCTGACCCGTCAGAGTCATCAAAGTGGCGTATGCCGTGAACCATTTTTAGTTTTGACACAATCAAAGCACGTTCGGCCCACGGCATAAACGGTTTACCCTTTTTGCGAGTAAGCCACTCATCACTGTTCACACCAACAATAAGAACGTCACCTAACTTGCTGGCAGCATCGAAATAGTCAATGTGACCAGAATGTAACGGGTCAAACCCGCCAGTAACCAAAACAACTATCAATCCACAACCAACTTCAATACCGAACCAGAAAACGATTTACCTTGTTCCACAACAAAACACACAAGCCCAGGCTGACTATCTTCACCGCTACGGCGCATATACCAACCAGAACCATTATCTAAAGTTGCTGCTTGTATCCAGAAACGAGACTTACCTGCACTGTTTACACCCAACTCTGTTACTCGTAGGTGGTGGAAGTGGCCTGTAACTAGAATGTCTGCAGCACTAATAGGGTTGTTACCAAACCCAGACTTACGCCAAAAGTCAGGAATACCCTCTGGCCTGTTAGCCTGATGCCCGTGAACCAAACCGATACGGTGACCAAACACGTCTAGTGTCAAAGACTCTTCGTGAGTTTCAGGCTCAAAAAACTTAACTGGAATTTGTTTCTCTGCAGCGAGGCGAGCTAACTGGCGACCAACATACACACCCCAGTCGTCCGTAGGTGTGCCAACAACTTGTTTTTGCACACGCCACTGACAATGGTTAGACCCAACACTTGCATAGGTCACATCAGGCACGAGAGCAACCAAATCTTTTAGCAACTCCCACAAAATAGTTATAGCCAAATCAAGTTGTTGCATAATGCTTAGGTCGTTTGTGCGGAGCTGTTGCAAGTTAGCAGCGTTACTAAAGTTTTCAATCAAGTCGCCAACATCCATCAAAACGATACGAGAAGGCTTCTCCACTTTGATACGAGCCAACAACTGTGCCTTAACGTGCTCAACACGTTCCACAAGTTGCTCAACCCCGCCACGATGGTCTACCTTACCAATCTGCAAATCAGACCAACAAATAACAAAAGCTTTAGACCCAGTAACAGGCTTACCAACTTTTACATTCTTCTTAGCTGCAGCAAACAAGGTCGGCAAATCAGCAATAGTAGTTTTGACCCGAAAGTTAAACCGATACGCTGTAAGCCATTCGCCGTCATACCGTTGCCAACGGCTAGTGCGAGGATTGCCCACAACTTCATACAAGTCAGGGTCGTAACCAGCGTCACGCAAATACTCTTCAAAATTCACACCATCAGCAAGACCTGGTGTTACAGCCTCACCCTCAGACCCGTTGAACTCTATAGCTGCAGGGCCAAACTTAGAAGCATGAAGTTTCTCAGCAACTTTCAGGTTCTCTAACATCAAATACTCCTAAAACAGCTACACACTTTAGTGCGATGCTTCTTGATACTGGACTGTGAAACAGTTACTCCAAGTTTACCTAAAGCGTTCTCTAAACTGATGTAAGGCCATTCAGGGTTTTCTGCAGCAGCAACCAGAATTTTGCCATCCGCTTCACCCAGTTCCAATGCCAAATCTCTTACACGGCACGGATATCTACGAAGTGGCGGAGTCAATCCTTCTAACATGGTTACCCTTCATCTGTTAGTTCACCACTGAGAGCATTAGCAGCTTCAGATAGTGCCTGTAACGAGCCTAACAGGTCAGCCAGTTCATAGCGAATACTATTAAAGTCATCTGACCAAACCAGATTGTCGTCACGCAGCAAAGCGATGGCATTATTTATTTTCATCGTCTGCACCATTCTCAATCAACCATTCTGCTTTACGCCATTGAGCAGGCGCACAGTTTTCTTCAACCGCAACCTTTTCAGTATCATCTGTGTAAGGACGAATAATGTGGATACAGGGGTCACCGCCCTCACCCCATTCTTCATCTTCAGCATCTGTTGAAGGTATCCCATCATGGGTGCTGCACAAAGGTGCAGAACAAAACCCTTCACGAATACCAAACTCTAACCATTCATTTCTATTCAAGATTCAACTCCTTTTTTATAAACAACCAAAAATCATTATTATCAAACTCTTTTTCCGATTTGCGATACATCTGATAGTAGTGTGGCTCACAAAAGTTTTTACGTTTAGCAAGTTTGTCGCAACCATTCTTTTCACATATCGTCATAACGGTCATCCTTAAACTTGTCAGACAAATACGCTAAAAGAATACCTAACCAGACGGCCAAGCCAAGACATATAAAACCAAGTATCTCAATCATTAGAACGCTCCATAGAGTGAATGTAGTCAGCCAGGCTACGAATCTTAGTCAGTTTAAAACCTGACCAAGCTTTTATGTCTGTAGTGACAATCGGTGCAGCCAAATAACCTAGCTCTTTAAACTCGGCCATTTTTTTAGGATTAGTAGACAAATCAACAACAGTGTAAATAACACCTAATTTGTCTAATTGTTTTTTAGTCATGTCGCATTGAACACAACCAGGTGTTGTGTAAACGGTCACGGGTATCTTCATTTGTTATTTTCCATTTCTAATTCATCTACATCATGACAGATTGGGCAAGTTGTTACTAAATTACAATTACAGCTCACTTGTTCTCTCCCTGTGTATCGGTTATGGCGTTATCCGCTGAAGTGTGGACAGTTGATTTATCGGTATTCTCTGCCTTGATAAGAGCGATAAAGGCTTGGCAAGTGCAGTGGTTAGGATGCCAATCAGTTGGAACACTTATTTTGCATTCGTCGTCAAGCAGTTTGATGATTCGTTCACGTTCAATCTGCATAGCTTTTGAAACAGCCCAAGCAGTATCCCAAATTGATTCTTTCCGAGCATTACCAGCAGGATGCCTTTGCACAGAATCTTCTAACTCACCCATTTATTTTTCCTTTCTATCGGGTATACCTACACTAACTCACCCCAACGACACAACACAACACTTTTCTTATGTCGTTACCAAACTGTTACAAAGCAGACAATGTAACGTGAGCACCCCACGGGCAACCCTCGCCATAACGTTTGGATGCAACAATGTCCACAAAGATAGAGTCATCCGAGATTAAACCAGAATCGGTGCAACCATCACCCACAGCTCTAACCAACTTGTCCGCATCATACGGCGTAGTCGGATAGTCACGCTTCACAGTTTTAGGTTTAGTGATACAGAACAGAACCTCTAACTTAGTAGGCCCATCAAAAAAGATTTCATCACTCTGCAGTTGCAAGTGGATAGCATCAACAATAGCTTTGCGCCACGGACGAAGTTTTTTATCGTTAGAAGCAATCATTCGACCACTACCAATATGTTTCATACTGCCCTGACCAATCGGTTCACCAGGCACAACAAAACTAAAAGATTTACTCACGCTTTAAGAATAGGCTGGAAATCGCACCAACCATCAATATGAGCGACATACAAATGTCAGCCCACATAAGCAAAGGTGTTTCAACTTCTGTAGCAGACCCCATCAGTAAAACTGAAAGGGTCGTGCCAAAGAAAAATACTCTCATTTAGAACGGGGTTTCGTCAGCAGGCACTTCAGCCCAACCAGTAGGAATAATGTTCTCCGACCTTACTGAGTTAGACCCTGTAAAGTCTGGAACGTTAGAAACCAGTTTGATGTTAGTAGCTGCAACATGAAGAACATAACGCTTTTCGTTATTGTATTCTTCAAACACAGTTTTCTGACGGCCAGTGATTTCAACCAAAGAACCCTCAGCAGGCATTTGGCAGTCACCCAACCAAACAGTAAAAAAGGTTCTACCCTTAGTTTCCCACTCACCAGCAGGACTCTTTACACGGTGCTGTTCAACAACCTTGACACCCTTAGTGCCTAGCAAACGCTCAACAATACCTGTGAACTTTATTTCAGCCATTTTTCTTTTTCCTCTCGTAGGCGTAAATATACTGTATCAAATAATTTCAGAAAAGGGAACAACATGAGAAACACGAACGCAGTCACTGTGTAAACAAATCCGATACCCAGGAAGATAATAATTCCAATCCAACATAGGGTTATCGTCTTTATCAAACTCGCCACCCCACGGAATACAGATTTCACCATCATACTCAATTTGCTCTACCCTTACAGCTTTACAACTATCGCATCGTGCTTTAAAGTTTGGATGCTTGCCAGGGATTTCCCAGCGAGCACCACACTGATTGCATTGAGCAAAGTTATACACAACATTAGTTTATAGTTTTTACTTCACTAATCCTTGAGAACCGACCCTCAAACTCAAACTCCATCAAACCTGTTTGACCGTGCCTATTCTTTGCTACAGCAATCTGCATCACATTTAAATCCCAGTCACCCTTAGATTTGACACCAGCTCTACGATTTAGCAACATCACAACATCAGCATCTTGCTCAATCGAACCAGAATCTCGCAAGTCTGCCATAACAGGCCCTTGCTCTTTACGATTCTCAACAGCACGATTTAGCTGCGCCAACACAATCACTGGCACATCAAACTCTTTAGCCATCGCTTTTAGAGCACCTGAAACTTGTGTCATTGCTTCGTAACGTGAACGACCAGAATTTGCTTCAGCAATCAAACCAATGTAATCAATAACAATGGCTTTTAGTTTTGCGCCAGAGCGTTGCATAGCCCGCACATAACCACGGATACCAGCCAACGATTGACCGCCACGGTCATTGATTGTGAGCAAACGTGAAAGCTCAGACGAATGAACATCCAACATTTTCTTTTCTGCAGGGCCAATCTCTTTACGGTCAAGTCTGCCCATGTCAATCTCAAACACTTGTGCAACCAAGCGGTTTATAAGTTCACGTTTAGTCATTTCCAATGAGAAAAATGCTACAGCACCAGCAGACTCTTTACTGTTCAACTGTGTTGCTGACCTTGCCAACCCAAACGCAATCTGCAAACCCACCACAGTCTTACCAACAGCAGGACGAGCACCAATCACATACAAAGCCCCAGGTCTAAAACCATTTAGTAAAGCATCCAACGGGCGTATGCCACAAGTCGCATTATTTTCAACAGAATCCAACTGGTCACGATACTCGCTAAAGTTTTCAAACAACCAAGAAACATCATCAGTAGACCTAGAGGCCGTCAGAGCGTCAAGGTCACGATAAACCCCGTCAATAAGGGAATCACCCACAGCACCCTCTAAAACGGCTTCCTGAGCCAACCTAGCCCCCATAGCGACCATCCTACGCTTGACCGAAGCATCATGAACTTGTTTAGCATAAAAAGCAGCCGACTGTGGGCTTGCACAAGACGAAGTGCACTCAAAAATGTAAGACACCAAAGACGGAAACGCAGACGAAGCCAAAGTCGTATCAACCGAAACACCCTGACCATGCTTCTCCAAAATAAAACGCCACAACTTAGACGCTTTACCCTCAAAAAAATCTTCAGGAGTCAAACGAGCTTCATCAACAACCCAAGACCCAGCCAACAACGCTGCACCAATAACCGACTTCTCCGCAATCATAGTTTCGGCCCAATCTGAGGCAAACCCATAGACTCCGCCTGGCTAGACAAAACACCGTTACTAAACTTGTCAGCATTACGCATCCACGTTCTAAAACGTGCTTGTATGTCTTTCACTTCTTTGGCCTTTCCCGTGCCTAAATAATAATCAATCATTTTCTCTGCCTCAGCAAAGATGTCTGCTTGAGGATACTTCAACTGCATCTGATTAGCAAACTCAGCATCTGGTTTCCAATCTTTTGAAAAGATTTGGGTAGTTTCATTCTTAAGTAAATAGTTTTCTTTAAGTATGTTCTTCTTTGTGTCCTGTTTCCCGTGCACGGGTTTCCCCGTGACGGGGTTTTGGAACGGGTCAGTGGTTGTCCACACATAATCAGCAAACGACCCTTTTTCGTCACGTTGTTGCTCATCAGAACGAACCAAGTAACCAAGTGTTTCTAGCTCGCCGACAGCCGACTTAACAGTGTCAATGCCAGTGCCGTTGCCCTTAGCAATACTGCGGATACTCATGTTCCAGCCAGGGCTATGCGACATTAGCAACGCCAATAAGCCGCGAGCCTTAAAACTTAAACGGCTATCACGAACCCAAGCGTTTGGCAGTTGTGTGTAATGGTCATCAAACGAGTGCTGACCCCGAATTAACGGCATAAAATGTTCCCTTTCCAAAAAGTTACTAAAGCGCTAGTGTATAGCCCCAGTTATCGTCAAGCAAAACCCATTCCTGACGGCCATGATGCCACACAGGAATCTCTTTAGGGTCAGACCAGTTAGAAACCTTCCAACCCTGTCGCAAAGCCACCTCAGCTTTGATGCGAGATGCTTCCATTTCAGTGTTAGACCACCAGCACAACAAAATTAGGTTAGACGGCACATCCAGCAGCTTAGAACCACCCATGCCACGATTCTTACGATGCTGCACAGTCAAATTATCATCAGAACCACAATGCCAACAAGTATCAGCATCACGCTCACGCAACAACTTCACAATCTTTTTATTCATCGTTCACCTACTCCTGCCGTCTTATAAGTCAGCTCAACCATACGAGCCTGTGTCTGAATATTAGTCTGCGCATCCTGCAAAACACGCAACTTCGCTTTAACACGACTCAACTTAGCAACCGAAATATCCAAAGCCAACTTATCAGCCTCAGTAGCCAAACAAGCCAAAGCCTCACGGTCTACCACAGTACCCTTAGCATCTAACAAGGCACGAGACCTGGCAGTGTCATACTTCATACGCAACTCTGCCACTTCTTCTTCCGCAGCAAACAACGCATCAACACCCTTAGACGACTCGGTTCGGATAGACACCAAGTCCTGAATAATCGAATCAGGTGTCTGAAACTGCATCAGCCAACTCCTGAATCTTCATCAAAACTTCTGCATCAGCGTTCAAAGAACGAGCCTTTGTCCACAAGAACCTAAACTCTTCCTTAGTTTTACATTTAGCAGCTTCCGCTAACCAATCCACTTGTGCCTCGCCTGCCGACTTGTCAGCCCGCTGAACTTTCTCCATTTCTTCACGAGAAGGAGACTTAGCACCAGTGTAGCCAAGAGCCTGTAAGCCACGTCCACGAGCGGAACTTTCCGCATTTTCAAGAGCACTCGTCTGATTTGCCATACCAGTTCCGTCCACCTCAAACGCATAGCCCGTAGCGGACGGCGTAGTTTCATGCAAATAACGGTAAATCGAAGCTTTGACCACCCAACGAGTTTTACCAATGTCGCCATCCATAGCAACAATCTCTGTCGTAATTCTTCCATCTTCATAATCCTTCATAAATCGTTTGATACGAGAATCAACAGTCTCATACGCATTTAAATCGAACTTAGCCATTTTACTTACTTACCTTCACTAGATACGGAGCTGCACCATTACGGCCAGCCTGACGTTTTACAACAACTTCACCATTTACTAAACCACGTTTAGCCATACCCATGTTATCTAAAATCATAGACTTTATACGAGTCACAGTTTCATCGGTCAAAGCTTGTGCTTCCAAAGCGTGAACATACGCAGAACCCAACTCAGCCAACTCATAATCAGAATCGTCAATGTCAGGGTGCAAAGCACGAACAGTGTCATAAGTAGATGTAGAACCATCCCAGTCAGGTTGCGCATCGTCCTGAACCAGATTCCAAAAGTGTTCCGCCAACTCAAAATCGGCTATCTGCTGGAACTTGTCTGCTGGCACATCGAACTCACGATACTTATTGCCACTAAACAAAGCGACAACCACAGCACGGTCAAAGCCCATGATACGCAAATACCATTGAACCTGAGTCAAATAGTAACGAGGAACATCCTGAGCTGTGCCACGCACACCCTCAGCAGGCAAGTTCCAGTCATCCGCATAAGCAGCAGTCTTGACCTCAACAACACCAAAATCACCATTTTCATCAACAAACACAGCATCAGGGTTAGCGATTTCCCAAATGTTTTTACCATGCCAAGTGCCAGGGTTCACCTCAACACTAAGATTCGGGTTACGGGCTGCGAACTCATCCAAAATTACAGACTCCAAACGAGACCCCCAAAACATCGGTTCGCTCTGCTTCAACTCGCCACTAATACGACCAGTCTTTTTAGCCCACAAAGTATAAGCAGACTCCCAACGATTCAACCCACAAATAGTTGAAATCTCAGACCCACCAATACCCACAGCACGTTGCTGATGCCACTCAGGGCTACCAGACTCAAACACACCCAAACAGGTAGCTTTACTAACAATTTCCATTTTTACTCCGATTTGCTTTTCAGTTACCGCAGTTGGTAACGTCATAACTATACACAAATGGTCAGACAATTTACAAAAAAAAATGTAACAGAAAGATAACGATGAACCGAGTTGAAAAAGCCCGCCTCAAGCTCAATCAGATGTTAGACACACACGAAGCCGACATTCCCTGCTTTTACGAAGACCCAAACTTGTTTGACCCAGAAATGTATGACGACTACCGAACCCGTATGCGAGTAATCGAATTAGCAAAAAGCAAATGTGCAGTATGCCCAGCCATAAAAGAATGTTTCGACTACGGCCTGAAATCAAACGCAACCGCGATGATGTGGGGCGGCCAAACAATCACCGAAATCAACAACATTAGACGAGGCAGATAGTAAAACCCGCCAAAACCGAAATCCTGGCGGGTCATTGTTGCAAACAATAAATTACTTCTTTTGTGTGTCCTCTTGAAACTTTTGCACAGCATCCTGAGTAGCTCTTGCAACATCTTTACGAGAAACTTTGCCAGTCACCGCAATAGCGTAACCGACAGCACCAATAATACCCAACATTAGGGTAGACCAAGCAATCAAAATACCTGTAAACGGGTCACCAGTAATAAGCGCACCTGAACCAGCTGCACCACCAACAATAAACAGGAACACCCCGAAACCACGCCAAACAAGGTCGCCAACAATATAAAAGACTAGCTTTATACGTTCTTTCATTATTTTCCTACAATCTTTAACCAAGCAACACTATCAATGATACCAGTGACAGGAAGACCAACTTTTTTCTGCCAAACTTTCACAGCAGTTTCAGACTTAGGGCCAAAAACACCATCAGCAACAGCCCCCACAGCCTTCTGAACAGTCTTAACATCAGCACCCTTAGAACCAACCCTGATTGCCTTAAAAGAGGCTACAACAGGCTTAGACGGGGTTTCAGGGGCAACACTGTGAGCAGGCATAACCTCAACAGGAGCATCGTCAGCAGTAGCCAAAGGTGCAGCCGCCTCAGCAGCCTCAAACGCAATAACCGAAGCCGTAAACTTCATCGGGTCATAAAAACCTTTACCCGTAGCAAAACCAGCCAAAGGTTGCGACTTCAAATGCCCAGCCCAAATCTCCCAATGCAAATGCTTACCAGTAGCAAACCCAGTAGCACCCATCTTGCCAACAACAGTGCCAGCCTCAATACGCTGACCCACTTTTACCTTAATAGACCCAGCAACCATGTGAAAATAAGTCCAAGTAACTTTCTTACCCATCACAACAGACTGCACAACAACCTTGTTGCCACCACCATTAGGGTCTACCGAAGTTGAAACACCAACAACCTTGCCATTAAAACAAGCTTCCAAATATGTTGGTTCGCCACCCTTCCAAATGTCCACACCATTATGATGCTTCTTAGTTTTTTTAATCGGGTGAATACGCCAACCAAATTTTGATGTAACCTTCCAAGACTTACCAGGCTTACCATCCAAAGGATACTGAGACTTAGACACAACTAACCTTTCAAAATAGTGTAAAGAGACGTAACAAAACCAATAACACCAGCAATCATCGCAGACCACAACAAACGAGGAATCCAAGCCCGTTCAGCAGACACAATCTCCAACGCTGTAACCCGCGCAGGCAAATCAGACATAGACTTCAACTCCGAAGCCAACTGGATTAGTAACTTATTAGTTTCCTGCTGCTCACGATACAAATCGTTAATCGTAACTTTGACGTGCGGGGTTGGTTCACTACTCTGAGACATTCGATTCCTCAAACACAGTGCCACAACAACAAAACACAACCTGGTTCATGTCAGGGGCAATAAACACATCTACAACAACACCCTCGTTAGGGCAGTCAATAGTTTCACATTTGATTTTCATAATTATCCTGTCGCTGATGCCGAAGTCATTTGAATACCCTGAATGTGCACCGTAGCTGCAGCAGTAGCCGCCGTAGCACCCGTCCAAACATAAACAGGAATAGAATACACGCCAGCCGACAAAGTAATCGTACCCACAGTGACGCTAGTACGAGTGCTAGTACCAGAAATAATTGTAGCCAAAATAGAAGGAGTCACACTAAAACGGTTAGCAGGCAAGTTAATCGTACCGTTACCTGTAATGCTTGCCGAAGCCACAGCCATAGCAAAAGGTGTAGGCCGAGCATAACCACCAGAAGTAATCACATTCTGGTTAGGGAAGCTAGTGCTTGCCCCAGCAAACGCCAACCAAGACGCACCATCATAAACATTAAAGTTATTTACATCACTTAGATAAGTGACCATACCCTCACTAGGTGAAGTGATAGCAGCCGTTCTAGTAGCTGCATCAGCAAACACCATCACTGCCTGATTCATCAAATAAGTATTTACATCAGATGCGTAAAGCAACTCACCAGATACAAACGTTTTCTTCGCCATAATTACACCAACCTATTACTGTCTAAATTTCCAAGAAGCTGATTACTCAAAACCAAACCATAATTATCTAAAGAAGAAACTCTTAACACAATCATATGCTCTTCCAAGCTAACCTCGTGAGCAACCCCAATAACTTGATAGTTTTTCTCCAAAGTAGCACCAGAATTACCAGGCTTGAACTTTAACTTTATAAAAGATAACAAATCCATATTAAGCACAGTATTTTGGTCATCCACAGAAAATTTATGTATTGGCAAAACAATAGACTCCGCACGATAATTAGGAATACGGTAAAGCGACAACAAAAATTGGGCCAAAGAGTCGTTATCTGCTTGTGTATTTAAAATTGCGTCAGTAATGGCAAGCTCTTTCAAACCGTATTTAGCTTGCGACTCTTCATCAGCAACATCAGACTCATAAGCCCCAATAACTTTAATACTGTTATAAAGTTTGTCTGAATCGTAAGTCATAGCAATATCGTAAAACTGGATTCCTGCAAAATTAGAATCACAAACAATTGTGTAACTCGTATAATCAACGATTGTGCTGACAGAAGTTTCCCAAAGACTTGTTGAGTTGTTAGCAGCTCCCTCAAAGCTAAAAGTATAGGTTTGATAAGACGGTGGCGTAATCGTAGACCCACCATCAAAATAAGTGTCTAACTTGATTGTGTTTTCTACCAAAGCACAATCAATAAAAATTGTGCCAGTAGCAGCTACACCAGAATCAAGAGTAACCCCAAAAGTTATGCCATCAGTAGGTTGAGTTGATATAACATTACCTAAATCAATTCTGCGAACTTCGCCAGCAGCCATTGTTACATTCTGATAAACACGATTATCTGAATTAGGAATTAATAACCCACCGCCATTATCTTTCCCCATAAAGCCATAAATAACCATACTTTGAGCAACCAAACTTCTAATATAAAAACTTACATAATAAGGAGTGTTGGTCAAATATTTAGTTGCACTTATTTCAGTGTAATCAAGATTGTAACTAGAGCTGTTTCCATAAGAGTGAGTGCCTTCAAAAAACCAGCTAGTAAACCTTGCACCGCCAGACCAGTTAGCGGTAGGCGCAATAGCAAAATTTGAATTTTTAACGAGATTTTTTCTAACAGTAGTCAAACCGCCAGTATTGACAAAAGCACTATCTTCAAAAGCAATAACACCATCACGTCTAGCATAAAAAAGGCCACCATCATTAGCAGCCACTTTTTGCAAATACTCTAAAACATTAGTGCCCTCAGCAACAGTGTCATCAGTTATACCTCTAGTGCCTTGACTAATACAAGTAGGTTCAGTGTAGTAAACGTCAGTGCCATACAAAACATCTTTAATGCGAGAACCAGAAACTTGAGCACCAAAAGTTTGTTCCGTCAAAACGTTTTGAGCCAAAGTCGCCAAATTATCACTAGCACGAATCTCGGCGGTAGCGTCTATGCCTTTTTCTGCATAACTAAAAGACCAATTATCAATTACCCCAACAAAATCAGAATAATCAGAAGTAACAATCTTTAATTTGCCGTAAGGCTCAATAAGCTCATAAAAAGGTGAAGCAGCAAACCCTGGCTCAAAAGCGCGAGAACGGTTATCTAAAACAACATTAGCAGTACCAGTTGAATAAGAATCAAGCTCCGTAGACTTACCGCGACTAATGTTAAAACTTTTTACATAACTGGTAATGTCTTTCCAGTCAGGTTCGCCATAAAGATTCAAACCGTAAGCAAAAGAGATAACTGTCGTAGGTTTAGCCATTACGCACTCTTAAAAACCTTTCCATTTGTTCGCTCATAAGATTTAATAGCCTCAACAACAGCCATACCAATAGTCTTCTTATCTCCAATGCCAGCATTAACATTAATGTTATACACAGGTGCAGCCTTCGCCTGAACAACGTTACCAGCAATAGCGGTAGCAGTAGTGCCTAACTCGCCATAAGCAGCATTAGCCTGGTTGATAAGGCTTTGGTCACCAGCAAACGCTTTCGCTGCAGCCAAACCTTTCTCAGGGCCAGCCATAGCCAACTGTTGCAACAAATCACCCGACAAACCCTTTTCACGCAAAGTCTTAATGTAACCAGAAAACTCACGCAACTTAACCATAAACTTATCAATGTTACGACTAATAGAACCGCCTTTAGTGCCCATGTTAGTGATATCAAAAGCACTAACAATAGAGTCTTGAACTTTTTTCATGTCATCTTGAATAGATGTAACAAGTTTTTTGAACGGGTCAGCCAAAGCCTTAGCAGCCTTGTTTCCAAGCGCATTAGAACCGCCAAGCAAACCTAACTCTTGAAGTTGTTTTTTATACTCAGCAAAAGCTTTCTGCGACTCAGTAAGAGGAGTAACCACCTTAGCTGGCTTATAAGTTTTTTTGTTATTGGCATCCGTGCGAGTAAAAATTTCACTATTATCCATTCGTTGCATACCAAAAACAGTAGTAGCGCGAATTGCTTCTCTAGCAGATTTAGATAAAGTGCCAAAGTTATTTGACAAACTAAACAATGCCGTACCATAAGCACTGACGTTGCCAGTTTCATCAATCCTGTCCCTAAAATCACCAATAGCTTCACCTGCAGGTTTCGCTTTATCCATAGCCTGAACAAAACTGCCACCTAACAAGACTAGGCCAGTACCAACAGCAGCAATACCTATAGCAACAGCAGCCCACGGCATAGCTGCCAAAGTCGCACCTAAAGTAGCGGTGGGTGCAATAGCACCAGTGGTAGCCGCAGCCAAACCACCTGCTGCTGCTGCTGCTGCTGCTGAGCGAACAGCATTTGCGGTCAAAATGGTGTTCAGAGCGACAACAGCCGTACCAAATCCTGTTATAACACCCTTTAATGTTTTGAAAGTAATAATGGCAAGCACGATTGAAGCACCAAAATCAGACATCACATCTATTAAGAAACCAAATATTGGGGTAGCAATTTTAACTAAAGTTGTTAGTTGGTCTATCAGTTCAGTTATTTGTTTAGCTGCATCAGCCGCACTACCCCCTAACCCTACTGCACCAACCCCAAGAGCAGTAAACAAGTTCCCTAAAGAAGGGCCAATCTGGAAAGTCAAATTTTGCAAAAGAACAACTAGGCCAGTCATAGGGCCAATCAAGTTATTTCCAACAGATGCTTGAAGGTTCGTAAAAGTGGCAGCCAACTGTTGTTGCGCTACAGCCAAAGTGTTAGTTTGACGACTAAAAGCACCTTGAACATCCTCAGTAGCCTTAAACAAAAGCATCATACGAGCCAACTGTTGAGCCTGTAACTTGTAAGTTCCAGTAAGGTTCGACATACCTTCTTCAGCTAACAAAGTATTAACCTGAGCCTGCTTGATAGCAACACCGAACTTTTCAATCGGGTCATACTCACCACGGAACAAAGCCGTCATACCAGTCAAAGCTTCTTGAACGTCATAACCATAAGTAGCTGCCAGGTCAGCACCCAAAGAAACCAGAATCTTAGTGAACTTGATGTTATCTTCCATAGCAAAGCCAGACTGCTTCATTACAGAACCAATAAACGTAGTAGCCTTAGCAGCTTCAGCCGTAGACATACCCATTTGAACGCCAGCCTCAGCAAAGGCTCTCATTTCAGGTGTAGCTTGCGCAAAAATTGTGCTTAGACCAGCCAAGTTACGTTGCAAATCACGAGACGCATCCAAAGAGCTTTTAATGAACTGAACGCCTTTGGCAAAACCTTGAAAACCTACATAAGCCCCAACAAGTTGTTTAGCGATGTTCTTGAAACCAGCACCAAGCCCGCGAAGAGCCTGCATAGCATCTTTAACGCCCTTATCCTCAAAGCCAGTAAGAATATTTACTTTAATTGGACTAGCCATTAGACCTTCCTCAACATCTGATTAACATTATTGACAGCATTGTTCACAGCGACCTGCATTTCAGCCTTAGCTTGTGGCAACGAAGTTTCAGCACCAGGATAAACAAACCTAGAACCTTTACCACCGAGTCTGTCAATCATGTGACGACCCTGATTACGAATCTTGTGTTTACGTCTACCCAACTGACCTGCAGGCTTACCTTTTTGAGGGCCAGTGTAATCGTATTCACGAGTTTCATCTTTACTGTTTACATAAGCATTACTGCGCCCCGACATATCAGCCAAAGCCACAGGCGCAGCACGAACAAGAGCTTGCACCAAACCAACAATAGGGTATTTGCTTCGCGGAGCACGTTTTCTGTCACGAATAACAACAGACTTAATATCCCGACTCTGGTTCATGGTCAAAGACCAAGACAAACGACCAACTTTAGTGACCATGCCAGACAAAGGTGCTTGTGAAGGAATTTGCGCTTTGATGCCTTTTACAACAGGGTTACCGATACGGCGAAACTCTTTACGCAACGACTTAACCAACTTAGGGTCAATTTGTTTCATAACATCAATAAGACGTTTATAGTCCGTAAAACTAACAACAGCTTTCAAAGCCAACTGGAATCACCACCTAAAAGCCTATTCTATCAGCAATAAGAAACCCCCAGCCGAAGCCAGGGGTCTCTATCACTGTTGTTGATTCCTAGAAACTAGATATCTACCAATAGTCCACAACATACGTTCATCAAGTTGCATCAACTCCGTAGGGCTGATACCTGACTCCACAGCTAGTGTTGCGATATACCAGTGTGCTGAACTTTCGCCCAGCCCCTTTATTTTGGGTCTGCGTCACCAAATTCGATACCAGCCACATCATTCACCCATTCGGTAAACGGTTTGGCAGTCTCTTTACGGCGATTCTCAGAAGCCCAAGCAAGGTAAAGAAGATGAGTGAGCTTAGCTTCCTTCTCCAAAGATGCAATCGAAATCTCAAACTCTCTCTCAAAGGCAACCATGTCGCCAGCGATAGCAGTAATAGATTTTGACTCGCCATTAGCGAACTCAATGCGTAGGTTAATCTTCATTTATATTTTCCTTAGTTTAGTTATGCAGTTGCACGAGTAACAGTACCAGTAGTCGGCCAAGTTACCGAGAAACCTGCAAGGTCTCCGATAGAAGCGTTGATTGGCTGGTAGTTGTTAATCAGAACAGTAGTAGTGTAAGACGGGTTTGTTGCTGAAACAGTAGCAGACGTTGGAGTAATTACCAGCGTACCGATAGTGTTAAGAAGCGGCCAAATCTGAGCGTCTACTGACGCTGCAGCAAAGTCCTGGTAAAAGTCCAGCTTAGCTGAACCAGAAATGATTCCACCAACAACAGTTTTGAAAGTGCTTCCGAAAGTAGTGGTTTCTACTTCGTTTGATGTTACGTCAAGAGTAACCGAGTTGATAGACGGCGAAAGAGCCGTACCATTCAGCATAATCTTGAAGTCAGTTGCGACAAATTTTGCCATAATATTCTCCTAGTTTGCGTATACCTGAACGGCAAACTCAGCCGCAAGGTAGATTGTATCTCCAACAGTGACCTGCCCGTATGAGCTAAGCCTAGTCACACGGCAATCACTTGCGTAACCACCGAGTGTCCTATCTGATTCTACCGCAGTTTTCACACTGTAAGTGCCTTGACTACTGCAGTAAGCATCAAGAGAGGCTTGTGCGGTGCGGTCAGAAACACGACCCACCAAAACATTTACATTAAACAAAAGCGTGTCTAAGCCACGACCAAAAGTGGTGTCAAAGTCAATCGTAGACGGCTCAATAATGGCTACAGGCGGGTTCGGGTCGTCAGGAACATACGCAGACGTGCGCAACCCAGGAATGGTAGACAAATTAGTTGCAAGAGCAGTGCGCAACTGCGAAATGGTTGCCATTACATAAACCCATTGACACGGCGGTAAGGTTCAAGCATACGAGCCACATCAGGGTCTACACGAGACACTCTGACAGCACCCATGTCACCAAAACCTGCAACACCAAGCGGAGAATCGTTACGTTTGAAAATGCGGGCAGCCTGAATCACACAAGCCTGTTTAATAGCCGTAGGAACAGCCGAGAAACCCCAAACACCAGTAACCTTCACCAAAGCTGCACCACCAGCAATAGGAAACAAGTAGTTCCACAAAGCCCGCAAACCAGAAATAGGCATCACAATGCCATCAATAGGGTAAGCAGAGTTTACAGGCTCAACCTGATAGTCGCCATCGTTGTTACCTGCAGTTGGGTTATTCCAAATAGTTTCATACACACCGTTAGATGTGGACGAAGTTGCTACCGCAGAAATGCTTTGAGCATCATCAATAGGGCAAAAATATTCGTCCGTGGCCGCAAAATAACGAGTGCTTGAACCAACGCTATAAAAAACACGGGCACAGTAAGCGTCAATGTCGCGGGAAGCAGACTCGACAGCTAACTCAATTAAAGTGTCATCAATGCTGTCGGTGATACGAAGAGCAGCTTTGACCTGAGCCAGAGTTGCATAACCATTTACAATCGCCACTATACGGCCTTTCAATAAACCTTATTCTATTTTACTACCGAAAGACGCTTCTTTATCTCAGTAGAACTGATGCCTTTGGTATAAGGAATATAACACAACCCTATCGCACGGTCATCTAACCAATCCTGGTCAAAACCCATTTGTTTGTAATAATCTTTTCTAGCCCAATCAGAACCAATAACAACCAAATCAGGGGTAACAAACTCAATCGAAGGTTTACTATCCACTCCACCAAAGTTAGGCACAACAGCATCAACGCAACGCAACGCCAACAACACAGACTCACGTTCCTTGTAAGACATTACAGGGGCTTTACCTTTATAGGTTTCAATAAACTCATCAGTGTTCAAAGCAACAACAACAGAACCAAACTCGGCACACCTTTTTAGAAAAGCAACATGACCAGAATGTAGCAAATCAAATGTGCCACCTGTATAAACAACTAATCCCATCGGTTAGCTCTCCTCACATCTAAATCCCAACTCCAACTATTATCATCTGCAGCTAACTTAGCCTGATGCAACAAACTGTTAGCCTGAAAACTTTTTACATTTTTTACAGGGTCTAAGGACGAACTATTATCATGACCGATAGGTATGTTATGACGCTTAATAGGAACATCAGCAGATATGACCCTACGCTCCAAATCGTTATCATCAAAATATAGCGGATAAAATCTTTCATCATATAAGCCAACCTTCCTAACCATACCTTCACCAAACACAGGCGCAGACCATTCGGGCGTAATGCCAATAAAGTTTAGTGCCTCAGTATCCACCTCAGCCTCTATGCGAGCTAACGAACCAGGCTCAAACCAAGCATCATCGTTTATAAGAACCCAATAAGGCGCATAAGGCGTAGACTTTACAACCAGATTCCAAGCTCCCACAAGCCCCAAACCAAATGGAACACGCATAACCCACATATTGACGCAAAAATCAGGCTTAACTGGATTCCACGAGGCTTTTCCGCTATTGTCCACAATAACCAAATGCTCCACAGGGTAATCAATAGAAGCAAGCAACCTATCAGCAAGGTCAAAGCGTGAAACTGTTGCGAACCCAACAACAGGAATCACTTAAGTAACTTTGCTAAAACAGGTTTCCAATGCGTCTTATACACGAAGTCAGCATCAAACTGTTTAGCAAACCCTAAAGCCTTTGTAGAAATGCCTCTATCGGCCTTATACGCCTTATTTAAAGCATCTACAATGCCAGGGATAGACGGAATGTTAAACCAAGCCTTTTGAGCGTTATCCCACAACGGTTGCCCCTCTACAAGCCAACCATCACCAACAAGCTCAGGGCTTGCAGCAAAGTTAGAAACAATCACAGGCACACCACAGGCTTGTGCCTCAATCGTACCCACACCAAAACCCTCACCATAAGACGTACCCAAAAACACATCAAACGCAGAATAAATGCCAGCCAAATCAACTTGCGGAATACCATAACGGTAAGCAATCTGGTCAGCCAACACAACCTGGTCTGGAGTCAAACCACAAGCAATCATTAAGTCAGACAAATTCCAACCAGAAAATACACCAAACATTTCTGAGTGAATGTAAAGCATCGCATCGGGATGTTCCTGAGCAAAAATGCTAAACGCCATCAAGTTTTCTGCAAACGCTTTACGGTGCACCATCCCACTAGCTTTGTTAGCTGCGTTCATACCGACCAGAAACGCATCCTTCTTGATACCCAAATACTCACGGTTCTCATAATCACCAATGTTAGATGTCGGCTGAAAAACTTTCTCAACAGCATGAGGAACATAAAAAGCCTCAATGTCATTATTAGCCATCTGCTGTTGCCCAAACTTAGACATAGCCAACGGGGTCACATTAGGTTTAGCCAACCACTCACCAACTTTAGGTGGCATCGGGTGATGGTCTACAGGAGTCCACGAAGCAATATTGATTTCGTCATACTTGACCCCACGCATAATCCAAACATCATAAAGAGTAACTAACAAGTCTGGTTGTTTAGGATGTTCTGAAGCCCAATGAGTGTGGTTTAGAGGAGTAATGTCTTGCGAATAAGTTTCCGCACCACGAGGATACACTCGCGCCTCATGGCCTGCCCCATCATTCCAAGAACTAATTACACCCTCATGACCATAGTTGCTAAGAATAGCTACATCATATTTGTCTTTCAGCAGCCTTTTGACAACTTGCTGAGTTTGCATCCCATAACCCGTAGGCGCATCAGGAGAGTTACTAAACCAAGAAATTGTGCCTTTACCCATTTGTGTAACCTTTCTTTTGTATATAAAACACATTACACAAAAATTAGGTAAAAGTAAACCCCCCAAGTCCTACGCAACTCAGGGGGTCTACAGATAGTTCAGGGGATTTAGCTTGCGCCACCCTTGAAGTACTTAACGTGTGACGACTGCACAAGTGCACCGTCTCCACGCCAGGTGTAACGGAAGGTTACCTGGTCGTTAGCGAAAGCATAGTCGTCTGAACGGTCTAGGCGGATTCCACCAACTTCACGAACATAGTACGAACCGAGGTCACCGAAGATAACCGACTTTGCACCAGTAGCAGGCGAGACCATGTCTGGGTTCTCATAGATTGAGTAACCAAGAAGTAGGTCGTTCTTGTCAGCCGAAAGAGCTGGGCTGAAAACGTAGTTTCCAGCAGTGTCTTTTAGCTTACGAGCGTTAGCGATACCCTGAGCGTTCATCTGGAAACCAGCACCTGGACGCTTGCGAGCAACAGTGTTTAGGCTGTATACAAGGTCAATTAGGTTGTCTGCAGTGAAAGCACCAGAAACACCAGTACCACCAGTGGTAGCCGAACCAGCACCGTTTACGATACCGTTTGGCTGAGTAGTTCCAGTACCGAGGGTTAGACCTGCGTTTACCGAAGAACCGAGGCCAACACCAATTTGGTCAGAAAGGAAACCGATTAGGTCTACTCCGCTGTCCTCGATTAGTTCGCGAGCTACAGTGATTAGTCCACCATACTTCCATGCACCAAGAGTGGTGAATGCGTTGAAGGTTGGTTCGCTTGTTCCAAGAACAGAACCAGCAGCAGCAATAGTTCCTGCTGAGTAGGTTGCCTGTGATGGAATCTGTAGGTTTTCTCCACTTGCAGTACGAAGCATTGTTGAGGTCGTAAGCATTGGGCCTGCGAACTTAGCAATTTCGATAATCTGGTTGTAGAAACTGGTTGGGATTGGAGCACCAGTAGTTGATGGAGACATGGCACGCTGTTCGTTACCGAACTCAAACGAGCGAACTTCTCCACGGGCTAGAGCACGGATGTGGTCTGCATCGCTCTTCGCAGCAGCCTGGGTTACAGGTGCTAGGAAGCCTTCAGCGGCCTCTGCTGCACGAGCTTCACGCTCTGCAGTCTTTTTGTACTCTTCAATAAATGCTGCACGCTTGTCGAGCTCAGCAGAAAGGGTCTGGTACTTTGACTCTTCCTCACCTGAAAGCGAACGACCCTCAGCTTCAGCACCGTCAATGACGGCCTTTGCTTCGTGCCATAGCTTCTGACGCTCTTCAACCGCTGACTTTAGAATCTCAGACATAATATGTCCTTTCATAAATAGCGAATAAATTAGTCATCTATTCGTGCTAACACTGAACAGACTATGGTGGTGCTGACACTCAACCAATACAAACAATTCTACCCCCAAAAAAAGGGAAAACCCCGTCAGGGAAAATGGGGGAAAAGCCTGACGGGGCACATCTCGTTAGAAGAAGGGAAAAAACTAACGAGTTTCCTTGATATCGGTGACACGCTTTTCAACAGCATCAACCGAAACTTCAGAAGACTTCTTCAAGTTTCTAAGCAGCTCTGCAATAATACCACTTTCAGGGTTTCCTGCAAAATCGCCAACAATCTTTACTGCTGCTTCAATTTCGTTCTTAGTAGCCATGTTACAACCTCTTCATCAATAGGTCAAGATTCTTTTTCTTGACATCCAAATTAGAACTGTTTAGTTCTACTTCTACTTCAACACAAATCTTAGTACCAGATTCATCTTCAGATTCCATGTAATCTTCCGATTCAGGCATATCCAAACCATCAGACAAAGGAATCATAGCCAAAGGTTCTGCAGGGTCAGTAGAAACATCCATGTTGTCCGTCTTTACAAGTTTGCCAACAACATCCATAATCATTTGTGCTTGCTCTTCTGACAAATCTTCACCATTCTCCAAAAGCATTAGGCTTTCAGCCAAGTCGTCTGCACTGAACTCTACAGCACGAACCGAAGCAGTGCTAGAAAGGTAGGCGGGGTAGGCAACAATGCTTACCTCGTGCAAGCGTACCGAGTGCAGCTCACGAGTGCCACCATTGTCGCTCCAAGAGTCTCCGCCCTTTGGAACACTAAAACCAAAACTCATGTTTGCAATGTCCCCGCGGCGTAACAGTTCAGCAGTGTCACGACCACGCTGAGTGTTAGGCAATTCAGCAACAGCCTTTAGGCCGTGTGAGTCTTCAACCAAACGTAGAGTGCCTGCGCGGGTTGAACCCAAAACTTCACCAGTGTCGTGATTCCACAATAACTTCACATCGTTGCGAGCATCAAGGCTACGCTTAAACGCACCAGGCTTTACATACTCAGTGAACTGTCCGCCAATAGGTTCGCTAGGGCTGTTGAACACAGATGCGTAACCTTCAAAAGTCATACCCTTACCATCTTCAACCTCACGGAACTCAACCTCAGAGTGATTGATACGAGTTTCCATCTTCTTACCACGTTCCTCGCTCACAGGAGCTTCGTGGATAGGGGATAAGCGACTAATCAAGCCGTTAGCGACAGACAACCAACGGTTCTCAGTCTTATTAATGTCTGTATTCACAACAACCTCATCATTAGAATTACCACTATCTATTCTAGTCTCCGATAATTGGATTTTGTTATCAGCCCTAGAACTCAAACTATTCACCCAAGTTTGCCCAGCATCCCCACCAGAACAGTCTTGACCTTCATCAGTAATGTAGTAAGGCATTAGTCTTGACCTATCACTAAAATATGGATAACAACGCTCGCATCATCTGTGATAGCCCACAAGTCATCTCCAGGGCCTATCGTAATCATTGATGTTTGAGTAGCTACGGCGTGTATGCCTGTGGTTGCAGTTACTGAAGAATTACCTATAAAAGCTTCTTTGTTTTGTGAGTGTTCGTGGTTGTGAATACAAACGTGTTGGCTTTGAGAACTAGGGCTCACAATTTGCTGACGAACCCCTGCTAGAAGAGTAAACTGCGTTGTTGTTATTGGCATTATGCCTCGTAAGCCCCAAGAGGGTCATTAGGGTCAAGGTTTTGTAACGGCTGTAGCTGCACGTTCGGAATACCCGTGTGAGTCATAGCAGGCAAGTCAAACGCCGCTAACACTTCGGCAGGGTCAAAACCAACCTGAATAAGTTTAGTAGCCATAGCAGTCTGCTTTTCTTGTGCAACCAAATCTGCTGCAGCCAAATCTACGTTAGCCAAAGGCACACGGTAAACATCTCCACCCTCAACAGGTGGCAAGTCCTCTAAACGGTGAATGTCGTTAATGTTTAACCAACCACCCTGAATGGCGATGCTGTAACCCTGCATACGGGTTGAGAAGTCTGCACGAATCAAACCATCAATGTTGAACTTGATAAACTCCTGATTTGGTAACAGGGTTGAGTAAGCACGTTCAAGTTTTTCAATGTGTGGACGCAGACCGTTAGTCACAAAGTCAATCGCCAACTGCTCAACAGATGCACGAGCCTGAGAACCAGTCGTAACACCCAACATATGTGGCGGGATTTGGAACGCACGAGCAACATCCAACACAGAGAACTCACGAGACTCTAAGAACTGGTTAGCGTTGTTCTCAGTAGTGGTACGAACCCATTTTGCCCCACCAGAAAGAATACCTGTGCGGTGTGCTTTACGGAAACCGCGGTGAGCTGAATCAAAACCTTCAACCAACGCTTTCGCCTGTTCCTTTTGTAGGTTGCCAGGGAACTCAATGATACCTGCGGTCTGTGTGCCACCACCAAAGAAACGAGCTGCGAACGACTGCAACGCAATACCCAAACCGATACTGTCAGCAAGAGCATCAATGCGACCCTTACCTTTTAGAGCACCAGGCAACATAACATCTACAATGTGCAACACATCGTCAGAAGTTAAAGCCTTGTCAGGTTCACCAGAGTAAGTGTAAATTTTGCGACCATCAGGGCCACGGCTAACAGTCACAATGTTTGGGTCAAGAGCAACCAGATTTACAACATCTAAAGTTTTCTTGTCACGAAACACACGAACATAAGCGTTACCGTAAACCAGCAACGAAACCAAAACTTGTTGCCAGTGAGCCTGACCTGTAACCAAGTCAAGGTCTGGGCGGTCTACCCAAGCAGGTTTAGGTCTGACAGGAACACGGCTACCGTTACGGCGCACAAAACAATCTACAGGCAGGGTAGAGATGCTTCCAGAGATTAGATTTACTGCAGCGAAGAACGCAACATTGTTAAACGAAGTGTCAGCGTTTATTGTTACGCCAGCTTCGCTAGTGTTACCTAACGAATCACCCGAACCCCAAATGGCTTGAAAAGAAAGCACACGTTGTTCTTCGCTACCATTACTTAAACGACCAAGCATTACTTACTTCTCTCCATAGCCAAACCAAAAATTACTAAACTAACCCCAGCCAATACAACACCTAATGGTGGGTAAATAAGGCCAGCACCAACAGCAATAACTGTGACACCGACAATTTGGAGAATCGTAGCTACCATCTTGACCGCCTAAAAAGAGAAAAACTCTGGGATAATCTGCTCTTCCATTCTACTACTCACTGCTCGGTCAAATGCGATAACCGCAGCAACCGCAGCGTCAATCCTTCGATTGGAATTTCTGTTCTCTTTAACAATACGCGGGCCGAGGTTATCCATCTTGATTACAGCGTTATCTAAGTGTCTTGCGAGTAGCGGGTTGCCGTCATGGATGAGTCGTTTCTCTTGCACAGCGTCATAAAACTTTGCACAAGCTGTTACCATTCGGCGCGCTGATGTGGACGGGTATTCAACAATCGGTAACCCTTCGTCCGCTAACACTTCCATAGAGCGTTGCCAACGGAACGGGTCACAGTCTATTTCACGCACTTTGTAACGGGCACAGAAGTCGCGGATAGCGTTCTCAGCATCCAGAATGGTAACAGCTTGTGCAAAGTTTTATGACGCTGTGCAAGAGAAACGACTCATCCATGACGGCAACCCGCTACTCGCAAGACACATAGATAACGCGGTAATCAAGATGGATAACCTCGGCCCGCGTATTGTTAAAT